TAGGCTTGAGCGTGTATCCACCCCGACGCCCTGGCTTCGTACATCTCTGCGAAATTATGAAACTCAGTTTTATTTTATTTTTTATTTGAAAAGGAAAAAATGACAGCGGGCAGACCACCGAAACCAAACGAAATTAAAAGAGCAACTGGCAACCCAGGCCAGCGGCCTTTGCCTGCGTTGGCGTCGGTGACGCCGCTTGCGATGGCACGCGAAGTCCCACCAACTCCTGCGTACCTTCAAGCAGAAGGCGCAAGATTATGGGAACGCGCTTGGGCGCACGCAATCACTTGGCTCTCACCTGATTCAGATATGCAAGCAGTTGAAGCAGCGTGCAGATTGGCTGATGCAAACGTCGCTGCTCAAAATAAATTTATGGCAACACTTGAAGCAGCAGATGCACGCGCATTCACAGCAGTCAATAAAGCCTTTCGTGAATCATTAGCGGCTTTAGGCTTTGACCCGACATCACGTTCACGCCTTGGTGTTGCTGAAGTTCAAAAGGCATCAGCCTTAGATGAATTGTTAGCGCGAAGAAATAAACGGGATAAGTAATGACAGCCATTGGGGGATGGCCACCGAAATACATCTCGGCAGTGTCGCCCGACGAATATCAAGGCTCTCGCGGTGATGATGTCATTGACTTCGCCGAAGCACTTTGCAAGATAACTAAAGATTCAGTTGCAGGTAATTCTGGCGAGCCATTGATATTCCGCGATTGGCAAAAGGAATTAACTCGCAATCTATTTGCTGTTAAAGATAATGGCAAGTTAAAACATAAGATTGCCTTGATTGGCCTTCCCCGCAAGCAAGGTAAATCAGCCTGGTTATCATCTATTGCATTAGAGCATCTAGTTCTTGGACCACAAGGTGGCGAGATTTATTCTTGCGCTGCTGACCGTGACCAAGCCAAGATTGTATTTGGAACTGTCAAAGAGATGATTCGATTAGAACCTGAATTGCAATTCTTGCAAGTCTATCGCGATGCCATTTACAATCCAAAAAATGGCACAAGTTATCGAGCGCTATCGGCTGAAGCATTTACCAAAGAAGGTCTATCGCCAACCTTTGTAGCCTTTGACGAATTACACGCACAACCAAATCGTGAACTCTTTGATGTAATGTCACTAGCAATGGGCGCAAGACAAGACCCGATGTTGGTTGCAATTACTACTGCTGGTGTTAAAGTAGATTCAAGCGGTAAAGATTCACTTTGCTATAACCTTTACAATTATGGAAAACGAATTGTAAGTGGTGAAGTAAATGACCCATCATTTTTCTTTGCTTGGTATGAAGGTAATGATTTAATTGATTTTAGAACTGAAGAAGCCTGGCTAATTGCAAACCCAGGTTATGGCGACATATGTGCCGCCGATGACTTTGCCAGTGCAGTGTTGAGGACGCCAGAAGCAGAATTCAAAACCAAAAGGTTGAACATCTGGACATCTACTCAGACTGCCTGGCTTCCTTCTGGAACCTGGGAAGCATTGATTGATAAAGAACGTGAGCCAGAGCCAGGCGAAGAAGTTATCTTGGCATTTGATGGTGCGTTCTCTAACGACTCAACTGCTTTGGTTGCTTGGTTACTTGGTGGAGAAAAACCACATTTGATGGTTGTTGGATTATGGGAAAGGCCAAGCGATGCAGACAACACTTGGCACGTTCCAGTTGCAGAAGTCGAACAAACCATTATCAACACTACACGCGATAGCCGTTTCAATGTGCGAGAAATTGTTTTCGACCCTGCCCGTTGGCAGCGAACCTTTATGGTCCTCGATGAAGAAGGACTGCCAGTAGTCTCATATCCAAATAGCGCCGAACGTATGGTGCCAGCAACACAGAAGTTTTATGAAGGCGTTGTGAACCAATCATTTACTCACGATGGCGATGAACGCTTGGCACGTCATATGAATAACTGCGTGACAAAGCAATCTTCACGCGGTGTAATGGTTAGCAAATCAAATAGCAAACGCAAGATTGACGCAGCCGTTGCCAGCATCTTTGGCTATGACCGCGCCACTAGCGCCCCTGAAGCAAAGGCGCCAGTTCCAAAATTCTTTTCACTAAACCTGTAAGGAGTAACAATGAAAAAAATAGATTGGGCAATCGCCGCTGAAGTTCTTGGCGTTGCGCTCTTTACCGTCGGGGTTGCAATGATTTCACTTCCGCTGGCGTTAATGGCAATTGGCGGATTCCTAGTGTGGGCAACGGAGAAGTAATGACTGCTGGTATTTACAATTTTACAATAGACCAAGGTTCTAATTGGGATTTGAATGTTATCTATAAAGATTCTACTGGAACTGTCATAAATCTAACTGGCTATACAGCAGCAATGCAATTACGTCAGAACTATAATTCTGACACTGCTGCTTTAACATTAAACACATCAAATGGTGGCATTGTTATCACTGGCGCACAAGGTAAATTAGTTTTGTCAGCAACAGCAGTGCAGACTGCCGCTCTTGATGCAGGCTTTTATGTTTATGATTTAGAAATTTCATCAGGTGGGGTCGTTACAAGACTTATTCAAGGTCAAATTACAGTTGCAGGCGAGGTAACCCGTGTCTAATACAGTTGTCATCAATGAAGATACAAACACCGTTGTTGTAAGCGATGTTGGCGTTGCTGGTCCAGTTGGACCGACAGGTGCCACAGGTCCTGCTGGTGCGACAGGTCCAACGGGTGTTGGAACAACTGGAGCAACTGGTGCTACAGGCGCTACTGGTGCAACAGGTTCGACAGGCGCTACTGGCGCGACAGGTCCTGTCGGTGTAACAGGTCCCACAGGTTCAACTGGCGCTCAAGGTATTCAAGGCATTCAAGGTATTCAAGGAGTTGTCGGCGCTACAGGTGCTACAGGTTCTCAAGGAAATGTTGGCGCAACTGGTCCTCAAGGCGATACTGGAGCAACAGGTTCAGTAGGACCAACAGGTGCAACAGGACCGATAGGTGCTACAGGTTCACAAGGAAATATTGGCGCAAGCGGTGCCACAGGTTCAACTGGTTCAACAGGACCAACAGGTGCAACTGGGCCGACAGGTGCAACAGGTCCGCAAGGTGAAGGTATCCAAATCCTTGGTTCGTTTGCAACTCTTGCTGCTCTTGAAGCGGCTCATCCAACTGGCAATCAAGGCGATGCTTATATCGTCGGCGCTGGTGATTTATATGTTTGGAGCGTTGCCGAAAGTGAGTGGCAGGATGTAGGAAATATCCAAGGCCCAACTGGTGTCACAGGCCCAACAGGTCCTATCGGTGTCACAGGTCCGACAGGTCCAACTGGAGCAACAGGTGCAACTGGCTCTGCTGGTGCTAATGGCGGTTCTACAAGTTTATTTGATTATAACGCAGATACATCATCAACTTCAGGCGACCCTGGCGCTGGCGATATTCGTTGGAACAATGCTACGCAAATTAACGCTACTGTATTAAACATTGACCACTTAGACGTTGATGGCAATGATATTGATGTCTTTGTTGCGTTATTAAAAGCAGATGATTTCATCATCATTCAAGATAGAGATGTTCACACTAATTTTCAAAAGTTCAAAGTTACTGCCGCAGCAACTATCCTTGGCGGTTATAGCACCGTTCCAGTAGTCATAGATTCTTCAGGTGGCACTGGCACAACTAACTTCAGCAACTTTCAAGCTCTTGCATTATTGCTAATCAATGTTGGCCTAACAGGCGCAACAGGTCCTACTGGACCAGTTGGTGCCACAGGCGCTGTCGGTGCCACAGGCGCAACAGGTCCGACTGGACCTATTGGAGCCACAGGCCCGCAAGGTGTGCAAGGCGATGTCGGTGCTAGTGGCGCTACAGGTTCCACAGGCCCTATCGGTGCGACAGGACCTGAAGGTGTAGCAGGACCGACAGGCGCAACTGGAGCATCGGGCGCAGCAGGAGCAGTTGGAGCAACTGGCGCAGTAGGTGCAACAGGGCCAACAGGAATTGAAGGCCCAACAGGGCCGACAGGAGCGCAAGGAAATGTTGGCGCAACTGGCGCTACTGGACCACAAGGCATTCAAGGAATCCAAGGCGATACAGGTGCCACAGGACCAATCGGTGCAACTGGACCTGCTGGTGCTACAGGCGCAGTTGGTGCTACAGGACCTAGCGGTGCTGCTGGCGCTGAAGGTGCCACAGGACCTGCTGGAGCAACAGGACCAATAGGTGCAACTGGACCGACTGGAGTTGAAGGACCGACAGGTGCTACAGGACCTGCTGGTGCAACTGGACCGACTGGAGTTACAGGCGCGACAGGTGCGACGGGCGCGACGGGTGGCACTGGACCTGCTGGACCATTAGTACCTGAAGATGACCAAAACATTTTAGCCAATCAGATATTCGGATAAGGAAACCAAATGGCAACATTTACAAAACGACTTCTTAGCGGTAGCACCGACGGCAAGGCAATTAAAGTTGTTCAAACAGCAACGGCAGGAACCACAATACACACTGCTGTTTCAGGAACTTCATCCCTTGACGAAGTTTGGTTGTATGCCCACAACTCATCTAGTGCAGCAGTAAAGTTAACTTTAGAATGGGGAGAGGCAACTGCCCCTGATGGTCATATTGAAATAAATATAGGCGCCGAAGGCACAGGTTTAGTTTTAATTGCCCCTGGTCTTTTGCTTCAAAACTCATTAGTTATCAAAGCCTTTGCGGGAACTGCTAACGTAGTTACAATCACTGGTTATGTAAACAGGATTTCATAATATGAGCAGATTCGGGCAACGGACTCGACTTACACAATTAACAACTAAGGATAATCAAGTTGGAACGTGGTTTGGTTTCTCTAAGACAACAGTTACGGGCGGCACTCCTAGTGAAGATGAAACATATTATTATCGCACATTTACTGGCAATGGCTCACTGGTCATTACTGGTTCCGCGCTTATCGCTGACATTTTGGTCATTGCGGGCGGCGGCGGAGGCGGCGGAGGCGGCGGAGGCGCAGGCGGCCTAGTTTACAATTCATCGCAGAATTGCATTGCTGCGACTTACACAGTGACCATTGGCTCTGGTGGAACTGGCGGTGTGAATAACACATCGCAAGCGACAAATGGAGTTAACTCCAGTTTTACGGGTGGAACTTTATCGCTAACGGAAGCCGTTGGTGGAGGTAAAGCTGGAACAGCTAACCGTCCTGATGCTAACAATGATGGCGGCTCTGGTGGTGGAACTGCTGTCCAAACAGATACAGCAGGAGTTGCCACAGCAGGACAAGGAAGCAACGGAGCTTTAGGTTTTACAGACAGCGCTTCTTTTAACACAGGTGGTGGCGGCGGCGGTTTCTCTGTAGCTGGTACGGCTGCAAATACTAATGCGAACGGCGCGGGCGGTAATGGTTCAAGCGATTACTCATCTTGGGGCTCTGCAACTTCAACGGGTCAAAATGTGAGCGGCACTTATTGGTATGCAGGCGGCGGCTCTGGTGGTTCTAATTTAACTAAAACTCTTTTTGCTGGCGGAAATGGTGGCGGTGGCGCTGGAGTAAATGGTGGAACTGGAGTGAGCGGTACAACGAACACGGGCGGTGGCGGAGGCGGCTCGAATACTGGAGGCTCTGGCGGTTCTGGAATCGTAATCGTTCGATATACAAAAGCGCAGGTGAATTGATGGCACATTGGGCAGAAATAGATGAAAATAATGTAGTTTTGAGAGTGTTAACTGGCAATAATAATGACCTTGATGAAGGTTATGATTGGTTAATACAAAATCTTGGCGGCACTTGGATTAAGACTTCATATAATACTCACGGCGGCGTTCATTATGGCGATGATGGAAGTCCTGCACTTCATAAAAATTATGCAGGAATTGGATATGGTTTTGATGGCATTGGTTTCTTTGCGCCGCAACCTTATCCTTCCTGGACACTTGACCCAGAAACTTATTATTGGCAAGCGCCTGTGCCTTATCCAAATGATGGAAAAAATTATGTTTGGGATGAAGCAACACTTAGTTGGGTAGAAGTTCAACTATAATCAAACATCGGGGGATGAATGAGATTTCACGTTGTGGCATTGCCACATACGCAAGTAACTAAAGAATTCGCAGGATGCGCCTTCACCGAAAAGGTCAGGCGCTTTTGTATGATGATGACCAGCCTTGGTCACGAAGTTTATCTCTACGCTGGCGAGCAAGTAGATGCGCCAGTTACCAAACTCATCACCTGTATTCCAGAAGAGCGCCGTGCCGAGGCAGTAGGCAACAGCCACTACACACAGGCAAGTTTCGACACCAACGCTCTGCACTGGCAAATCTTTAACGCCAATGTGATTAGGCTGATGCAAAGCCATTTGCAAGCGCAAGATTTCATCTGCCTAATTGGTGGGAGCGCACATAAGCCAATTGCGGATGCTTACCCCAACCACATATCTGTGGAGTTTGGCGTTGGCTATGGCGGTGTCTTTAGCAAATATCGAGTCTTTGAATCTTACGCTTGGATGCACTCCATCTATGCAGGATGGAAGAATCCGACCACAGTTGATGGTCAATTCTTTGACACAGTGATTCCTGGTTATTTAGAACCAGAGATGTTTCCACTTGGCAAAGGTGACGGTGATTATTACCTGTTTATTGGTCGCCTAATTGAGCGCAAAGGTTTCAATATAGCGCAAGAAGTTTGCGAGCGCTTAGGCAAGAGACTTATCTTGGCAGGACCTGGCGAACAAAAAGGATATGGCGAATTTGTTGGCTCAGTAGGGCCAGAGCAGCGGGCAGAACTTATGGGCGGGGCAATCGCAACTTTTGCCCCAACTCTCTATATCGAACCATTTGGAAATGTAGTTATTGAAGCCCAAGCCTGTGGCACGCCTACTATCACAACCGACTGGGGCGCATTTACAGAGAACAACATAAACGGTCTGACAGGCTACCGTTGCAGAACGCTGCAAGAGTTTATGGATGCAGCCGAAAACGTTAAAACGCTAGACCGAAAGAAAATTAGAGAACATTCTGTTGGCCGATATGCGCTAGATGTTATCGCCAAAGAGTACGAAGATTACTTCCGCAAACTGCTAACCCTTTGGGATGGCGGTTGGTATCAATTAAGAACAGAAAAGGCAGGCAATGAGTCTATCTAAAAGACTTCGCGCAGCAGGTGAAAAGCGAGCGCAGAATCAGTTTGTAGAACCACTGATTCCAGGCAGACCAGCATACGCATCGCCAGCAGGCGTTGATGTTAATTCTGAAACTGCAATTCGTATGTCAACCGTATATGCCTGCGTTCGTTTGCTTGGCGATACAATCTCATCATTGCCGCTAGGCGCTTATGTTCGCCGTGGTCGCAACCGTATTTCATATGTAAATGTTTATGGCGAAACTCCAACTTGGGTAAATAGTCCAAATCCAGAGACAACACGCCTTGAATTTTATGAGCAAATCATTGCTTCACTTAACCTAGAAGGCAACGCCTTTATTCTTAAAGTTATGGATGAATTAGGCGATGTTGTTGAACTGTATTGCTTGAATCCACGCGATGTTCTAGTCGAGCGCCCAATACCAGGCGAGCCTGTTCGTTATCGTGTTCGTGATGCTGTCGGCAACTTCTCATTTAATCTTGATGCAAACCAAATTGTTCACATCCCACTCTTTAGACTTCCTGGACAACTTCTAGGTCTTGGTCCAATTGGTGCAGCCCGTGTAACTCTTGGTTCTGCAATGGCCGCTGAAGTTTATGCTGCTTCGTATTTCGGCAATGCTGCCAATCCTGGTGGCGTTATTGAAGCGCCAGGTGATATGACAGAAGAGCAGGTTTCAGACCTTGCTCGCGATTGGAATATCACGCACACTGGCCCATATAGAGCGGGCAAAATCGGCGTGTTAACTGGTGGAGCGTCTTTCAAGCCGCTCACACTAAACGCCGCCGATGCCCAGTTGCTTGAAGTCAGACGCTTCGGGGTTGAGGAAATAGCCCGCCTTTTCCGCGTACCTGTCTCGCTACTGGGCCACCCTGTTGCTGGTGCGATGTCATTTGCATCGGTTGAAGCGCAGAATTTATCATTCGTGCAACATTCATTGCGCCCACTCTTAGAGCGAATTGAACAAGCACTTTCACCATTACTTCCAGAGCCAGATGGATTCATCAAGTTTAATCTTGATGCCTTACTTCGTGGCACAACAATTGAACGCTATGACGCTTACACAAAAGGACTTCGCGAAGGATTCCTTTCACTAAATGATGTTCGCGCAGTTGAGGATTTATCGCCACTAGGCGAGGCAGGCGACCAACATCGTGTGCCATTACAGAACATTGATGCTGCTGATGCTCCTGAAGTTGGAATGAAACTTCGCGCTGAAATCATTGCTCAACTTGTTCAAGTTGGTTTTGACCCACAGGCAGTTCTAAAGGCACTTGATATGCCAAACATTAAACACACAGGTGTTCCATCAACTCAATTGCAAGCAGTTTCAACAATTGACCCTGCATCTCCTGAAGCAGTTTATGAGGTTGAGTAATGCCTTATTATGTTTCAGAAAATCAAAGTGATTGTGATGGATGGGCAACGGTAAAACAAGAACCAGATAATTCATATACAACAGTTGCTTGCCACGATTCAAAGCAAGATGCAATTGACCAGATGGTTGCAATAAGTATTGCAGAAGATATGGAACCAGGTGGAGAAGTAGCAAAACGGGCTTTGCCTGATAATTACCGACCAGCACTTGCTGACGATGTGCCTGAAGGTCGCGCTTGTGGAAATTGCTTCTTCTATAATGAAGCAAAACAAAACGAAGAAGGAACAAAGGCTTGGTGTGAACTTTGGAAAGATTTTGTTGATGGTGCTTATTACTGCAACAAATGGCAAGCAGAAGAAGGCTCAAGACAAGTTGATTTGACTGCACCTTCTTTCATTCGTGCTAACGCAGAGCGCGGTTTGAAGTATCTAAGAGAAGGCTTTGGGGGAGATGGTTTGACTGATGGCACAAAGCGTGAAGCACGCGAGATGGCATCAGGAAGAATTACAGAAAACAAGGTTCGCAAAATGGCACCTTGGTTTGCCCGTCATCAAGTTGATGGGCAAGCACCAAAGAACAGTGACCCTTCGCACGCTGAATATCCAGGAGCAGGATTAGTTGCCTGGCTTTTATGGGGCGGCGATTCCAACTTCAGTGATAGAACGCAAAATTGGGCGCAACGCAAAATTGATGCACTAGATGCTGAAGCCGATTCAAGGAGCAAAATGAAAAAGATAGAACGCCGCACATATGTGGTGCAGGATGTCGAAGCACGCCAAACAGAAGATGGCGTGATGCGTTTGTCAGGGTATGCAGCAGTTTTCAATGATGCCAGCGTGCCACTACCATTCAAAGAGAGAATCGCACCTGGTGCATTTCGCAAGACTTTAACTGAAATGCCAGATGTCAGACTTCTTATCAACCACGAAGGTTTGCCTTTGGCTCGCACCAAGAATGGAACATTGAATTTAGTCGAAGATGACCGTGGCCTTCGCTTTGATGCAGAACTTGCAGATACCCAAGAAGCCCGTGACATTTATACTCTTGTTGAACGCGGCGATGTTGACCAGATGAGTTTTGCTTTCCGTGTTATCCGTCAAAATTGGAACAAAGATAAGAGCGAGCGCACATTGACCGAAGTATCACTTGCCGATGGCGATGTCTCAGTTGTCACCTACCCTGCCTATCCAACTACTACAGTTGAAGCCAGACAGAAGATTGCTCACGCTTTGGATGCCATCAAAGAAGGTCGCAAATTAGATGAAGATTCCATCAAAGCCCTTCGTGACTATCTATCTGAATTATTAGATATGCAAGATGAAGATGACGACGATGCCTCATACGATGATGAAGAAATTGAAGATGATTCTCTTCGCGCCGTTGATGTTGTTGGAGATTTCGTTTCGTGGGATTCATCAGGTGGCACCGCCCGTGGCCGCATCGTGCGCGTTGTGCGCGAAGGCACATTGCAGGTTCCCGAAACAGATTTTTCAATCAATGCTGAAGAAGATGACCCAGCCGTGTTGATTCGCTTATATCGCGAACTACGCGATGGCTATGTTGCAACAGATACTCTTGTTGGCCACAAGGCATCAACGCTAACTTCGATTGACCCACTACCAGAACCAAGCGAAGAAGCAGCACGCAAGATTTCTTTGCGCCTAGCAAAAGCATTGGTAGAAAACACAAAATAGATTTCTGCTCATTCGAGCAGATTACGAAGTCGGAGCGAGACTCACACCCGCAAGCGCCGTGAATTATCATCGCCACCACCTCGGAACCTTACAAACACTCACAAGGAGAACTCAAACAATGTCATATGTTGACAAAGTGATTGAGCGCCGTGATGCAGTGAAGGCTGAAATGGATGCAGTTCTTGAGGCAGTAGCCGCCGAGAACCGCACCGACCTCACAGCAGAGGAAACCGAAAAGGTTGATGCCCTCGTTGAAGAATCACGCTCGCTCGATGCAAAAATTGAGAAGTTAACTGCTCAGGCAGTTGCAGATGCAAAGGCAGCAGAAGCACGTTCTGTTGTTGCAGAAGCACTACCAAAGGTTTCAACTTCAATCGTACGCGAAGAGCGTACATACCGCCCAGACAACGGAACTTCATTCGTCCGTGATGCATTCAATGCACAAGTTCGTGGCGATTACAGCGCACAAGAGCGCCTAGCACGTCATATGAAGGAAGAATCAGTTGAGCGTCGCGATGTTGATACATCAAACTTCGCTGGACTTGTTGTTCCACAATATCTAGTTGACCTTGCAGCACCTCTTGCTCGCGCAGGTCGTCCAACAGCAGATTTCGCAACCAATAAGATGGTTCTTCCTGCTGCTGGTATGAGTCTGGAAATTAGCCGTATGACCACAGGTACATCAACAGCAATTCAGGAGACACAGAACACTGCTGTTTCCGAAACAGACGCTGACGATACACTGCTCAGTGTTCCTGTAAGAACGATTGCTGGACAGCAAGACCTAAGTCGCCAGGCGATTGAAAGAGGAACAGGCATTGACACATTTGTTGTTGCTGACCTAATCCGTTCTTGGCACACAACTCTTGATGCTCAGGTCCTAAATGGTTCTGGCAGCAATGGTCAGTTCACAGGTATCCGCAACGCTGGTGGAACTGCAGTTACTTTCACTTCAACTGCTCCTACAGTTGCGCTACTTTATCCAAAGTTGGCCGACGCACTGCAATCTATACAAAGCAATGTGTTCACAACACCAACTCACTGGATTTTACACCCAAGACGCCTAGCATTTTTGTTAGCCGCAACTGATTCTTCAGGTCGTCCATTGGTAGTTCCTGCCGCTGGCGCACCACAGAATGCAGTATCAACTGGCGCAGGCGTTGCTCAGTACGCAAACTCAGGTTATCAACTACTTGGTCTGCCAATCATCACAGATGCAAACGTGGGAACAACTTACGGCGCAGCAACCAACCAAGATGAAATTTATCTTGTTGATGCTCGCGAAATGCACCTATGGGAGCAACCAGGTTCACCATTCTCACTCCGTTTTGATGCAACTGCCCCAGGCAGCCTAACCATCAAGACAGTTGTTTATGGGTTCTCTGCCTTCACTGCTCAGAGATATGCAAAAGCCGCTTCAATCATCAGCGGAACTGGCTTGACAGCACCAACCTTCTAGTCTGAAGGAATAAATAAATAGTTGTGTAGGAGCAGGTGGGAATCCCCCGACTTGCCTGCTCCTACGCTTCATAATGAATCGGGGGATTCAATGAAAACAGGACACAAAGTTTCAATCGGCGCCTGCGACCCAGGCACTGTCAATGCGGCGTGGGCATATCGAATGTTTCAACTTTGCCAAGACCGCCGTGACAAATTAGGGCCATTCGTCAGAATCAAAGGCTCAGGCTTACTTTCCAAAATGCGCAATCGCATAGTGAAAGCATTCTTAGAGAACACCGATTCTGATTGGTTGTTGATGATTGATGTGGATGAACAACTTTCCACAGAAGCATTTGATTTACTTATTCAAACCGCTCACGATAAAGAGCGACCAGTTGTTTCCGCGCTAGTCTTTGCAGCATTTGATGCACACAAACATTTATACCCAAAGCCAGTGCCAGCAATTTTTCAAGATGCACCAGAAGGCTTTTTGCCTTTATTCAAATATGACCCGAATTCAGTATTTCAAATTGATGCTTGCGGGACTGGATGTCTCTTGATTCACCGAAGTGTGCTTGAAAAAATGCGTGAAGAAGCCGACCCAAATCAAGGCAAAGATTGGTGTTGGTTTTGGGATGGTCCAATTGATGGCAACTGGATTAGCGAAGATTTGCTGTTTTCACGCCGTGTAAGACAATTAGGCTTCCCGATACACGTTCACACAGGAGCCATTTTGCCACATCAAAAATCTTATTGGCTAGATGAAAGACACCACCTATCGTGGAAAGAATAAAGTTTTGGCGGAAAGAAACCGCAACCGCAACGCCCGATTTAGAACGGGCAATTGCACCAAAGGCAGAGAAGAGGAAAAAGCGTGGCACTAACAAACGCCTACTGCACATTGTCAGACCTGAAAACATCTCTGGGGATTGATGACATCCAAGATGATACTTCACTGGAAGCAGCAATTATGGCTGCAAGCAGGATGGTTGATGACTACACAGGCAGATTCTTTTACAAAGATGGAACTACTGCTGCTCCAGTAACACGTTATTACACTGCCCAAGATTGGTGGACAACCAACATTGATGACACCTATCACATCAGTGAAATTGCCACAGATGATAATTTCAATCAGTTATACACAACCGTGTGGGCAACTTCTGATTATATGGTTGAGCCTGTGAATAACCCTCGCCGTGGATGGCCTTGGACTAGATTGCTTGCCATTGGTGCATACATCTTTCCTTACAACTTGCCACAATCAGTAAGAGTCAAAGCAGTTTGGGGTTGGTCTGCAATTCCAAATGAAGTTCAAATGGCAACCAAGATTCAAGCATCAAGACTCTTTGTGCGCCGTCAATCACCTTTCGGGATTGCTGGCAGTCCAGAGATTGGAACTGTTCGTCTAGGTTCTCGATTAGACCCAGATGTTGAAGTTCTACTTCGTCCATTCCGTAAAGTTTCCTGGATGGCAAAATGAAACCCAGTTCCGTCCGTGATGGTCTTAAAAAGAATCTTCAAACCATCAAAGGTCTGCGTTGTTATGATTTAATTCCAGACCTGCCACAACCGCCAGCAGCAGTTGTTGGTCAATTAGATTTCACTTTTGACTTAAACAACTCCCGTGGTTTAGACCAAGCCAATGTTGATGTTTATGTCATTGTTCAACGCCACTCAGAGCGTTCGGCGCAGGATAACTTAGATAAGTACCTGCAAGGTTCTGGAGACTATTCCATTAAGGCAGCCATTGAGTCAGATTTGACTCTTGGTGGCGCCTGCAACACCTTGCGTGTTACTTCAGCCGAATCTGGAACTTTTATGGCTGGAGATGTGGAATTCATATCTTATCGCTATCGAATCACCGTATGGGGCCAAGGAGAATAAATGGGATACACAGTAAATTCTGACAGTTTTGCCTTGAAGAAAAAAGGCGAAGCAATAACAGAAAAAGAACTGCTTGAAGCAGGATGCAATGTTGCGGCGTTAGTCGCAGGTGGTCATCTTGTGTCAGCACAAACCGCAAAAGCAGTATCGACACAAGAAGGAGAAACCAAATAATGGCACGCATAGTCTTAACAGATGTGTCAGTCGTGATAAATTCAGTAAATTTATCTGACCATATCGCAAGCGTCACGATTTCGACGTCCGAGGATGTAATTGACACCAGTGCATTTAGTTCAACGATTGCTGCTGGCCGTACCCGCGTTGCGGGCCTTGCCGATAATTCGGTGACACTAGAGTTCCACCAGGATTTTGCAACATCCTCGGTTGAGCAAACAATTTACCCACTACTTGGCACACTAACCACTGTGGTTGTGAAGCCAACAAGTGATGCAGTATCTGCAACAAATCCTTCTCTGACTTTTTCAGCGCTTGTCTCAGAATGGCAAGAGTTGTCAGGCAGTGTGGGAGAATTGGCCACGGCATCCGTGACCTGGCCAATTTCAGGCGCAATTACAAAAGGAGTATAACTAATGGCCCGCCTTGTTTTAACTGATGCATATGTCGTGCTTGCAAGCACCGACATCTCACAATACGTCACTTCGGTGACATTATCTTCGACACTAGATGTCGTGGAAACCACTTCAATGGGTTCAACTTCCAGAACGCGTGTGGCTGGGCTTCGTGATAATCAAGTAGTTCTTGAATTCAACCAGGACTTTGCTTCTGGCGCTCTTGAAACATTGATTTATCCAAGCGATGCAACTACCAAAATTGGTACAGCAGTTGCGATGGAGATTCGTCCAACCAGCGCAGCAGTATCTGCAACCAATCCAAAATACACATTCTCAGCGTTGATTACAGAATGGCAATCGGTGTCAGGAAGCATTGGCGAATTAGCCAGTGTCTCGGCATCCTGGCCTATCTCTGGAGCAATTACAAAAGCAACATCCTAACAATATAAGGGGGAAATAAGATGGATGGATTAGCAATAAAAGTAAAAACCGTTGATGGCAATGAGTCAGCATATAAAATGACTCCACGCATCATCGTCGCTTTTGAACAGAACTTTGGTAAAGGACTACCCAAATTAATTGGGGAAGAACAAAAAATTGAACACATCTACTGGCTTGCTTGGAAAGCACAACAAGTCAATGGAGTGGTGGTCAAACCATTTGGTCCTGAATATCTGGATACAATTTTGAGCGCTGAATTGGATGCAGACCCAAATTTCGAATCCACCGCGAAAGCCTAACTTACACGATAGCGGCAATTGCGGTGGAGACAGGCATTTCACCAATTGATTTGCTTGATGCCCCTGAAGGTATCATTGAAGCAATTGGAATTTATTTGAAAGAGCGGGCAAAGAAAAATGGCGGATGAAGTAGTTGTTCTAACAGGTATCAAGGAAACTCTTGATGCCTTAAAACAATTTGATAAATCCGCTGTTCGCAAATTCAATAAAGTTATTAACACCGAACTCGCCAATGCCGAACGCGATGCTCACGGCATTGCGCGTGGCATTAGTAATGGCAAAACAGATACTCCAATGAGCGGTTGGCGGACTTATGACGCCGCCAACCCGCAAAGGAGTTCGCGTGGTGGCGCTGGCTGGCCTGCTTGGAATACTGGAACAGTTATTGCAGGGATTCGTAAAAGTAAGGCACAAGGCAAAGTCAGACGCGATTACACAACCAGTGCTGGTGCGTTGATAAATAAATCAGCCGCTGGTGCTATCTTTGAAATTGCTGGCAGAAAATCAGGCGGCTCGTCTGGTAGAAGCCAAGGCGCACAATTTATGCGCACATTGTCAGCCAGATTCAAACCTGCTTCGCGTTTGATATGGCGGGTTGTTGATAAAGACCGCGCTAAAATTGAAGCCAATGTGAAAAAGGCTCTTGATGAAGCCAAGGTAGAACTACAAAGACATTTGAACAGAGAGCAGGCATAAAGTGGCAATTGGTGCAGTAGTAGCGCGAATCCTCACTCAATACTCTGATAAAGGGTCAAAGGCTGCTCAAAAAGATATTAACAAACTTGGCAAGAATTTTGACGCCTTTGCTAAGAAAAGTGTAAAAGCATTTGGCGTTGCCGCTGCCGCTGTTGGTGCATTTGCACTTAAAGTTGGCAAAGATGCAGTGCAGGCTGCAATGGCAGACCAAAAAAGCCAAGCCCTTCTTGCTAACAGCCTAAAAAACACTACAGGCGCAACCAACGCTGCAATTGCATCGGTTGAAAGTTACATTTCTAATCTGCAACTTCAAGTCGGTATCACCGATGATGAATTAAGGCCAAGTTTAGCAAAACTAGCGGCAGTAACTGGCTCAGTCACTGCTGCTCAAGGTTTACTTGGAACCGCTTTAGATGTATCAGCATTTGCGCAAGTTGATTTAAGCACGGCAACAAATGCAATTACAAAAGCCTTACAAGGCAATTTCCGTGGTTTGCAAAATTTAGTTAAAGGCATTGACCTAACTACTCTAAAATCAAAAGATTTAGTTAAAATCTTCGAAGAAGTTGAAGCAATAACAAAAGGCTCAGCCGCAACGCGAGCCAACACATTAGAGTTTCGTTTATCAATCTTGCGCATTCGCTTTGGAGAGATTCTTGAAGAAGTTGGCTATAAACTATTGCCCGTTCTTGAAAAATTTGCTCAAACAATTCAAACAAAAGTTTTGCCACAATTAGAGGCATTTATTGCAACTAATGGCACAAGGTTAGTAGAAGCATTCACATCTGCTAGTGATGCTGCCGTCAAACTCATAGGATTATTCGTCACATTCGTAACATTTGTTTCAAACAATATGGGATTGATTGAAGCAATGGCTAAATTGATTGCAGGAATGTTTATAGTTGGTCGCATCGCGGCTTTTGCAACTGTAATAGGCAAACTCACAGCCGCGTTTGTGGCACTGCGAACTGCCGCTGGCACCGCTGCTGTTGCAACAGCATTTGCCACGGGCGGCGCATCAATTGGCTCAGCAGCAGCAGCCTTGGCCATTGTTGGTGGCGCTGCCGCGATTACTGGTTTGAAAGTTGCGGGCAATAATGCAAGAAGCAAAAAAGCACAAACTGAAGCAGGACTTGCTGGCTACCAAGGGGCTCCTGGCGCTTCTGATATTGCTGGTCTAAAAGGCTTCAAGTCAGAGAATATAAAGACGCCAACAATTGATGCAAATATGCAATCAGTGATGAACGCTTTATTAAAATCTCAAAATTCATTAAACAACGCAAAGAAAAAAGAACTTACTACAGAACAAAAAATTGTTAATCAAATGCTCAAGAAATATGATTTAAGTCTAATGACTTCCGAAATTGAAGCAAAGGCAACTGCTGCTTCAATTCAAGAAAATCTTAATCGTCAGGCTATGATTGCAAAATCACCAACTGTCTCACTTGCAGCCCAAGGCGATGGCTCTGCTGGTGGCAACTCAATCATCAATTCAGGCACACCAAATATCTCAGTGAGTATAACCACACCACACGGAACTGCTGATGATTATGTTGTGGACATTACCAATAAGCAAAATCAACTTGCTAAACGCGCAGGCGCAATAAACATTTTACATAGGGCAAGATAATGGCAAAATATGATGGGGTAACTGCGCCTTCAATTGCAGTTCAATTTTATATCAGTTCCACTTGGACATCAGTTACTGCAACAGATGTTCTTGAAACTAACATTCGCCGTGGATTGAAACAATACGATGTTCTAAATCAATCAGGCATTGCAAGCATTGTATTTAACAATTATTCAGGCAATTATGACCCAGACAACACATCAGGCACCTACTCGCCAAACTTAAAGGCTGGCTTGCAGATGCGCATACAGGCAACTTGGGCATCTACTGCTTACACAATCTATCAAGGTTATTTAGAATCCAGCATTGTCAACCAAGGTCATTATCCAACTGTAACGATGACCTTTCACGATGGTCTTGCTTTCATTGCCGAAGTCGAAGCCCCTGTCTTGGCTACGCTAGATTTTGAAGAGACAGCAGCAACTCGCGTAGGGCGAATGCTTGATTATGCAGGTTGGCCAAGTGGCGGTTCTCGCTCACTGACAGGCACTGTGACGATGCAAAAGACTATTCAAAGTAAATCTTGTCTCACTATGATTAACCAGGCTGTGAATGCCATTGCGGGTCGTTTTTATATCTCTCGCAGCGGCGTCGCCACGCTGGTGCCATTATCTGACAAATTCTCCCGTCCTACTCAATTACTTTTCTCAGACCAAGGCGATGCCAACTCAGTTCTTTATCAAGGATTGGTTGTTGACCCAGGCACTTATTATGTTGTCAATCAGGCAATTGTTGACCGCGGTGCCAGTGCAAAAGTCACATCAACTTACAATCCAAGCAAAAATTCATATGGCTTAACATCTAAAGTATTTGATGCGCCTATCGTTAATTCAACTAGCGCAACTAACTTAGCCCTTTATCAATCACGCCAGCAAGCAACGCCTATAACATATGCCAAGCAGGTTGATTTTAGCGCTTTGAATCTCAACACTTTGTATCCTGATTTTCTAGCCTGTGAGATTGGCGACCAGGTAAGTGTTAAGCGCCTAACTGTTGATGCACGAAGCCTGTCATATAACCTGGTTATTGAAGGAATGAATCACAAAATTACCAATGATGACTGGAAGGTTTCATTTCATACATCGCCCATCAATCCTTACTCAATAACAATTTAGGGGTAGGCAATGCCATTATGTCCACAGATTACTAACACGCCTGTTACTGTCACACAGACTGGCGATTTTGTTGTGACATCTGTTGTGCCTTTAATTGCTGATTCAACCGACGGTCTGGCAAATAACATTGAATCAATTGAAATCTTAGCAGATGGCAAAACCAAGGTTTATCGCCAAGCAGCAGAACCTACAGGCGCCGATATAAATGATGGCGACCTTTGGATTGATACAGATGATGGCAATAAGTTATATGTAAGAGTTTCAAGTGCGTGGGTATCTGCTCAAGATGCAGCAATAGGCACGGCGCAGGCAGCGGCCAATGCCGCAGCCGCTGCCGCTGGTGTTGCTCAGGCAGATGCAACAGAAGCCTTGGCCGATGCCGCCATTGCATACACCGCAGCCATTGGGTCACTACAACCAAGCGCAAACACGATAGTCAATGCGCAGAATCAGATGACCGCTATCAATGGAACTGGCATTACTGTTTATTCAGGAGCATCTGCAACAAGTGGCGCACGTGTAGTTCTAAATTCATTAGGTCTTGCTGCTTATGGTTCAGGCAGTTCGGTCAATATAACTGCTGTGTCTGGAAATGGCACAAACGTTACTTACACAGCATCTGGACATAGTTTTACTGTTGGTCAAAGCATCACTGTTAGTGAATTAGCGCCTGCTGGCTATAATGGTTCTTTTGTTATCACCGCAGTTTCGGCTGGCTCAACATTTACTGTTGCCAATACCACGACAGCGACAGTGACCGATGCCAATGGAGTTGCTGAAAGAGCAACCTTGGCGATTAGCGCCACAACTGGCAACGCAGTTTTCTCAGGTAGCGTTACAGGTTCAACGATAATCGGCGGCACTCTTAATATCGCAGGAAAAGCAATTATTGATTCTGCTGGTCTATTGACAGCGACAGGTGCAACGATTACAGGCAGAATCAATGCTGAGGCTGGTTACTTTGGCACTCCGACAAATGGATTCGATATTGGCGCTACTGGTCTGACAGGCGTTGGAACTGGCGCGATTACTGGTGGAGTTATTCAGACTTCATCAAGCGGTGATGCAGTTGTTATGAGCGGCACTTCAAACTCTTTATTCTTCAAGTATGGTGGCTCTGTCTATGGCCATATGATGGCCAACACTTCTGGCAATGTAATGATTCATTATGGCTCAACAGCAACGCCAGCAGGCACTGCATATCCCCAATTATTTGTTGGAGCAACAGCAGTAGTTTTATCGCAGAGCGTAACTAGAAGCGCAGTGATGGATAGCACTGGTTTGGCCGTCACAGGAAATATTAGTTCAACTTCTGGCGTATCAGTTACTGGCGCTCCAATTTATACAGGCGACGCTACTTCTACCCCAAGCACGCAAACTGAAGGAATTTCACTTACTCAGGGTGGAACTGTAAGCGCACGTCGAAGCAACAACAACCCATTAAACCTTCACATTTTTGATGTTACCGCAGGAACAG